TGCTTGTCCGCAGGCGAAACCAGCTGCTTGTCCGCAGGCGAAACCAGCTGCTTGTCCGCAGGCGAAACCAGCTGCTTGTCAGCAGGCGAAACCAGCTGCTTGTCCGCAGGCGAAACCAGCTGCTTGTCCGCAGACAAAACCAGCTGCTTATCAGCAGACGAAACCACCGCGTCCGCGTCCTTCAAAGTGTCCTTCGTCGAATCCAACGCATGGGGATCGTGCTTTTTCTCATCTTTCTTCTTTTCGTCATCCTTTTTGTCATCTTCCCCTTTTTTGTTCTTCTCCACCACAGTCAGAGGCGTGGACGGTACCGAATCAACCGTCCCCTGCAGTTGAAGGTACTTGAGCTTCTCGGACTCCAGCTGCTTATCGGCCTCGAGCTGGCCGACGAGTAATTCCAGTTCAGTCTTGCGCTGCGTCAGCTTGAAGACGGTGTCATTGGCCGCACGAAGCATCTTGTCCTGCGCTTGCAGATCAGCTTGGAGCTTACTCAGATCGTTCACGTGTTGGCCAATGATCGTGTCCTTTTCAGCCAACGCCTTCTGATGCTGCTCAATTTGCCGCCTCATCGCCGCATCACGCGCGGCGAGCTCGGTCTCAAACAGAGCCAATACCTGTTTGTTGTTCTTCGAAACGACAGCGGAGACATCGACCAAGACGGCCTCCAGCTTGGCTTTCGACGCAGCAGATGACGCAAAACCCACCGTCTCGTCTTTCGGCATCTTTTCGACCGTGGCATTGTTGTTGTTGTTGTTGCTGAGCTTAGACATTGAGTTGTGGTCGTTCTTTGTGCGTGTACTTTGCGCGTGTTCTATTCGTTTTGGTTATGAAGCAAAGGCAGGGGCTGGCGCTGGTTGACGCGGGTTTCTGTCGCGAACTAAAGATGCACGCAACACAGCAATACACACGTCAGACAACACGCACAACAGACACAACAGGCAAAACGACACAGCAAAACCAGTTAGCATCACGTGGACCAACACCCACATACGCACACACACAGAGAAGAAAGAAGAAACATGAACGAATGATTTTCTGCTTTTCTGCTCGCTGTTGAAAATTTTTTCGCTTTTATGTGTTGCAGAAAAATTTTGTGCATGTTTAATCCGCAAAAAAACAAAAAAACAACTACTTTCTTCTTTCACACACAACAGTTTGAGCACAATTTGAAGGACCAAAGAAATCAAGAAAACTCTTTTGTCTTCATGACAGCTAGTGGTGCAAAACGAAACACAGAAACTATGTCGACAATCTCTGATGAGTGCTACACAATCCTGCGCGGGCCGGAGATTGGAATCATCACTTTGGGATCCCAATCGCTCGTGGATGCAGTCAACCTGAAAGGATGGGTTCATATGTCGTTTTGGCACCGCCACATTGGCAAGTATAATTATGGTTTTGAGGAACAACTCTCGATAACCTTTTTGGTACCGTCAACACAAGTTATCACAGTGTCGCTATGCCAAACCGAACGGGATGTCGGTGCTATGTGGTACAGTCAAATTCGAACCGCTATAAAGAAGCAATGTGCAATGATTACCTGGTGCAAATTTTTGCCTTCATACCCTCATAAGGATTGGGTACTGCTCTGTTTGGAGGGTGAAGAGGAAGAAAGAGAAAAAAAAAATGTTGAACACCGTCATCTTTATTCGTCCTTTTTGTGTGATTTTGATCGCAACGAAAATGGAGAGCGTCAAGGGTTCTCTTGTCAGTACTATTTGTCAAAACTCAGATCGGGGGGTAAGGAACTGGTTGTTCCTCTTATCAAAGAGGTTACGTTTTATTGGAAGGACCGACTGTTGAACCCCACGGAAACAGAGGCTATGGTATTGAAACTTCAAGACAGTTTACAAGATCTTCTCAAGTTTCCGAAAGACATTTGCGCCATGATTGTGCGTGAGTGGACATATGTGTTTCCTCAGTTGCAGGCATCACTCGCTGTGATCCACACCATTTTCAAGGCCGTTCCATTGCCGACTTACAAAGAATTGTTTTTTGGTCCCGCCGCTTACGAGCAGGATTTATATCATGATTGCGAATGCATTGAATCGTTTTCGTCCAAAATTTCTCATTATTGTTGTCCGTAAAAAATTTATTGTTGACTTTGTCCTTCTCGTTTTTCCACAACATTTTTGATGTACTACTCATATGCTCGATGCCGTTTGTATTTGATGTACTCGAGTCGCTCACACGCATACGTTTTTTTTTCTTCTTGGCCTGCAGATGGCAGCAGCCACATCCCCGCCAAGTGGAGTCAAACGACATCGCGACGGCGAAGTCGACGACAAAGAGGCTTTGCCACTGGCCAAGCGACAGCGCGCTGATGCCGAAACAACGACAACAACAACAACAACAACAAAGCTGGCTCCGGCGGCCCCTGCAACAGAAGCAGCAAGACAACCGTTGCAGAATCTCGTTCAAACGGTGCTCGCCGGCAATAAGGCCAAGCGTCTGGTGGTAAAACGGCCGGATGGAGCCAAGACTCGTACTCCGACTCGCGTCTTCATGTTCTTGAAACTGAAAAATGGAGAAATGGACGAATACGGGCTCCACTACACGCGGGCAGAGGCCTGTGTCGACGGTATTATGTCGATTCTGTTCGACATGCGCGAAAGCGACGACGATTGGCCGTGTCCGTTTGGTCTGAAGCTCAAGAAAGGTCAGCTTGCGGATCCGGTGTTCAACATCCTTCGTCGTCTGCAGGATGATCTGAAAGATCTGATGAATGAACAGGCCGTCGATCACGGGTACGAATCAGAGTCGGATATGTGCTGGATTCGGTTCATAGAAGCAGAAGCTGACGACGCCATGGATCGCTGCCGGCGCGACTTGAGTGGACTGCCGCTGACCACCAAGAACACTGACGCCCTCGACCTTTGGTTTACAAAACTTGCTGAACTACACAGCAAATCTCTCGATTCGATGTACTACATCTCCCCTGGCTTACTCGCGTGAAGTGTGTGTCTCTCTTTATTATTGTTGCTCTCTTTCTTGTATCTTTCTCTTTTGAGACAAAACAAATCACATGCTGTATTCACAGCCCGGGCATGCAGGGTTTGAACAAGAAAAGCGACGAGCAGGATCGTGTTTCATGTTAAATTCATAGTCGGATTTGAAAATTGCATTTCGCATCGCATCGTCATAAAGCGATGCACATTGTCCTAAATTTTTTTTATCACACAACTCAATAACTTCCGCATCGGATAATGATGGCTTGTTTCGTCTGTACCACAGAAGATGTGATCGGGAATCGTTTGAACCAGCAGGACCACTAGGCCTGTCGTGAAGACACAACATCTTCGGGCAAATCACAGTCATCGAATAATTGAGAAAATCATTTCCTTGTTCTTGTTGTTTTGCGTCCATTTCAGCTTTGCGTTTTTCTTGATAGAACGATGACGGAAACGTCCTGCCAATGCACAGAAAAAAATCGGGTTTGTTTCGGGACACCGTTTGCTGAAATTCATCAAGACCGTGATCGTCCATCCACGCCAAGAGAACTGGTGTACCAATCTCTTTGAAATCAGCACATTTCATGTCGATCACGGGGCCAAATACGTTTGTAGTATAATGATGCGATCGAATTTTCATTGTGGGTGAGAAACAAAGATCATATGTCGGACTGGTCGCAACGACCTTTGCATCATCTTTCAAAAAATGATTTAAACGCGCGGAAAGAAGGCCTGTCCCTGCGCCCAATTCGATCATGCGGTTGCACTGTTCAAACTTTAAGATCGAACAAATGACTTTACAAAGTTCGGTCGTGGGCCATTCGTAAACGGAATCAACCTTTGTCGGATGCATCGACCATTTCAGTACGGATAATGGTTCGTTTGTTTTTTTGGCGATATTTTCAAACATTTTCATTAATATGGAATGATCACCGTTATCGGAACGATTGAGAAATTCTAAAAGACCGTTGCGTTTGTTTTGCAATAAATCATAAAATTCATCCGTTACACACGATATTTTGTGCTTAACCCAATGCATTTCTTGGCATTTAGTATTACAATACAAAGCGTTTCGACATCGACCACAACGCTTTATCGTAACGGATGACTGACCACACGCCGCGCATTGTTTAGCACAGGAATTCCCTTTATTGTCTTGAAAAGAAGCCATATCTGTGTTCACAAACAACAACAAAACAACATTATGTGAACATATAGTTGAAACAAAAAAAGACATGTACAAACACAAAACGAAGACACTAGTTATGAAAGAACACTAAACATTGTTTGTTGTGAAATCGATTCTGATTTGCGATGAAAATGTTTGTGATGATGGTGTGGGTCCATCGAACACAATTTAAAAACTTGTTTCTTATCAACTTGTTCCGCATATTCAACAAGCAGATCTAATTCTTGATGGTAACTATTGCTGTACGGTCCTTCGAATGTGAATGATGAATCATTCGTGAATTGGTAATCGATTCCCACCAAACGATTCCATTGCCCTGTATGAAACTGACCAGCAGGCGGAGTTGCAAGCGTCTTGTGTTTGTCCCATGCATACGTCCAAATCGTAATTACTCCATTTTGTGATGTCACAGCAATAATAACGACATCTTCCGACCACATAATGTGTGACATGACCGTTACGGCTTCAATCTTACCAGGAAGCGGCGGAGGTATCCGTTTATCAAACGGATTCAACCACATTGATTCACGATTATCAAAAACAATGATCGCGTTAAACTTTGTTTGATCTTTCCCAAACATCACAACATAACGGTCTTGTATGGATACTAAAGAGACGATTGGTAAAGCGTCAAGCCCCACAGGAGTTAGCTGCAGAGTGTTTGTTGTTTCACGCAAGGGTTCATTTTCGAAGTTCTTGCGGAAGCGAAAACGTCGTAATGTAAAATCACTGCATCCAACGTCGAGACGCTGAGATGACACAAAGAAAATATCGTCACCGCACCCGACTGATAACGCGTCAAGGAGTAAATCTTCGTTTTGAAGGATTTGAGTGCCATGCCAAACTGTCAGCGATGTTAGATTTAACGGGGCCGTCGGGCGTGGAGTCGACAACTGTTTCGTTTTTTGTTCATCTCCCATTTTATTGTCATACATCAACAGTTTGTCGGCGTGAATCGTCAAATCACACCATTTGATACACAAATCACAGCTATCATAAAACGAGGGTGTGGGTAGGCAGCCGACGAGAACAAGATAACGATTTTGAAGCACGATGATTCGACTTTTCTTTTGAATGAGAGGGACCAACGGATCCAATTGTGGCGTCGCTGATACCCAGTTTAGATGGTTATCAGCGCCACGAACAAGTTCGACAATCTCTTTTTTATTTGGCAGATTTCGAATCTCAAATAAACGTCGTGTACCGTGAACATAGTGTGCGACAATGGATGCTACAGGATGTGGTAATAATGTTTGATGGGGATTGAATAATCCTTCACTGCACAATATTTCAAGCGTTTTCGCACCGAAAAGACCAAGACGAACACGTTCATCATCCGTCGCTTGATAGGGCTTGAGCTTTGGATGATCCACCGCTTGATGATAGAGCTGTGGATGCTCACCTGTATTGCCCATGGTTTGTCGTTCTAAAAGAAAAAGAAAAATTATATTCCTTGAGATACAAGAGAATTGTACAATCGGGCCCATTCACGTACTTTTAGACTTGCGTTGAACCGCTGCACCAAAACTTTCACTTGTTCATTTTTTATAGGCAAGGTATCAATGAATGAGTACAAGCAAAATGCTTCATAATTCTTTAAGGAATGCAGCTTCGTTCCTGCATCCGCAACCAAAAGCATGTTTTTGTATAGTTCTGTTTTGCATTGAAGAATTTGCTTGTCTTTTGAACAACGTGTATCAAATTGGAGACGTTTCGTTACATTGCTTTTTTTGCAAGATGGGGCATAAGAAGAAGAAGAAGAAGAAGAAGACGATAACATGACAACACGATCAAGTATATTTTTTCGCGAAAAAAAGGAATCAATGAAAAAAACTGCTTTCTTCTTCTTTCTTCTTCTTTCTCTTGTTCTCTTCCTGTTTTTTAGTGATCATTGAGATCAGCCAGCCATTGTCGCCGATTGAAAGATATCACTTCTTTTTCCAGTTTTTGTTCTCGTTTTTCGGTCCTTGGCTTTGCTTCTCGCGTTGTTGTGGATCGTGGTGATGATACGAAAGATGATGATAAAGATGAAGATGAAGATGAAGATGAAGATGAAGAGGGAGATGGTGCAGGTCGAATACCAAATTCTTTTTGCCATGCAGTTAGCAGCAGTTCGCGTTTTTGCTCATGTTTACGTGTTGTCTTGTCACTGGTTTTCTTTTCATTATTAATATTGTGCTTTTGTCTGCCCTGTTTTGTCTTTTTTTCTTTTGTCTTCCTTTCTTTTGTCTTCCGTTCTTTTTGTTCCTTTTGTTCTTTGTTCTTGTTATTGTTGTTGTTGTTTTTCTTACCACGATTCAAAAATGAATCGATTGGGACACATCCTTTTAACAAATTTTGCCAAGCTGGGTGTTGCTCGACAGACCATTGTGGCAAATAGACATCAAGAAATGGATGAAATGCACGTGACTTGTCGAGTTGTTTTAAAAACAAATGTGCATCGATCGACATAACCAACTTGGACGGTCCCATGGTTATATTCGTCGTGTTTCCCGCTGCAATTTTAATTAAATCAGAAGGGGCTCCAGGCTCTTTTTCCTTAATGCACTGTTTCATCTGTTCCGCGAACGATTCAAATTGATCGCCTGGTTTCACCATTAACAAATTATAAATCGTGACCTGCGCCATTGGACTTCCAAGGCGTGCAATTCGCGCGTTGGCCTGCCACCGCGTTGCGGTATTCCAGCTGCTTTCCATATTGATCTGGCGTCTTGCGGACGCCAAATTTACGCCTGTTGTTCCCGCACCACTTAAAATGATAATGTCGATTCCAGACGTCATGTTATTAAAACTTTCGATGGCTTTTTGTCGTTCTTCCGGTTTCACTTTGCCTGAAATCTCACAAAAGCGCCAGTTGTGGGCACGAAATTCATTGATCAATAGACCAAGACCACGACTTAAAAAACTTGATGTGATCACAATTTTTTCACGTCGTGCCCGTGTTGCTTTCACGATTTCGACAATGAATTGCAATTTTTGTGATTGTACGCTGTTGATTTTATTTGCAGCTTGTCGCAAAGATGACCAAAACGCGCCGCTCGTGACAAGCTTTGTTTCGTTTTTTTCCCGCAGTTTTTCAATTTCGTCATTCTCCACCATTGTGTATGCTTCGTAATATTCCGCATTCATTTCAATTAAAACATTAATTTCATGCACTTTTGGAAATTTGTGTGATAATCCACAAGATTCTATCGTACAAACACTCAATTTTCCTTGAAATACGTGTTCAAACATTTTCAATGCATTATCATTGATTTTGTTGTTTTCCAGGTCGGACACTTTTACCATCTCGCCATAGAGCGTTTTGCTTTCTTCAGAACTCGCACTTAACAAAAACCACCCGATATTGTACAAATCCGAAAGTGAATTGTATATTAACGTGCCCGTCATTCCAAGTACTTTGTATGCCGTTTCGATTCCCCACAACAAGGATGCCGCTTGAATGCCGGCTTTTATTCCAGAGAATCCACGGAAGGTTACAACTTCATCGGTGCCAACACCACTTGTTTTCGATCCTCCATGTACAATCACGGAACGAATATCATGGACCTCGTCACACACCACGATGTTGTTAGTCACTAATTTCTTAAATTCATATGGGCGGCTTGCTACAAGATCATACGACCAAAATCGATACCACGTGTCGATATCCTGTTCGGATTTTCCGAATTTTTTCAAATTGTCTCGAAAATTTTGTTGCATTGTGGGTGCCGCCACGACGATGCATAATCGCGGTTCGATGGTTTGACCAGGGTACCGATAATGCAAATTGGTTTCACAAAATAAAATTGCTAACGGTGTTTTTCCGACTCCCATTTGCCAACAAGCAATAAATCGCCGTACGTCTTTATGCAGCAAGTATCGTGTCAAATCATGCTGTGGCTGAGTGGGAACAATATCGAGCCGTGTTATCATTTAAAAAAAAAGAAAACGGTTCGTTTACTCACTAGAGACAAAGCATGATAAAACCAGCAGTTCATAAAACATAGTCAACACACAAACGCCTGAGGGGGAACAACAACACATTGTCAGGGTTAGAAAATGAATTTAATAAAGACGTTTTCACGTGTTCAATCACTTGTTCACGGATCTTTTCGGGAACATGCCGAGTTACGATATCATCCAACATAACGGCAGTTACACAAAGCTCCGTTGTACGAAATAGTTCAGGAATATACTCAAGGCATAAAGGGTGCTGTTGCACGGCATACATGTGATGTTCGGGTTTCTGATCATCGGCCGGAATGTAGTAAACGGCAGACGGTGTCGAATGCAGAGCTGGCCAATAATGTGATTGACGTTTTCTTTTGGGTGAAATCAATAGGAGTTTGTGTCCATCTTTCTGTAAAATCTCTACGATTGCCTTGTCAACAGCATCCGTGTGTTCATCGTCTTCCATATCATTCACATTCAAAAGATTTTGACGAACAAGCGCCACACGGATGCGTTCGGTACGGAACGATCGTGCAATGTATGACGTGCAGATTTTTTGTGCTTTAATACCTTTAATCAGTTGTTCTTCGAACGGAAGCAATGCTTCACTCTCTGGTTTGACGTCTTCTACAGGCGGACGCCGTTTGGCCTTTACAAACACATCCCGTTTTGGTTTTACCCGAGGGTTGAGCGTCGAAAGAGCGCCACGTCCACTCATGTTTCTTTTTTTTCTTTTTTGAGCATTTGAGGGTTCTGAAATTGTGAAAAAAGAACGAAAAGAAAGGCGCTTGAAAATGCATCGTTTTTGCGAGTTGTGCAAAGTTTGGTTAAACGGAAACACACAATTCAACCAACACTGCAATGGACAGAAACACCAAAGAGAAACTGTCAAGTTTATGAAAATACAGCGTGATAAGGCTCTCCTCGACAACAAGGTGATGGATGCAAAAGCTGTGGTCTATAACAACAACAACAACAATAAAGGGGTTGACGCAAAAGCGATCGTCGACAACAAGGTTAATGTGCCTGTGCACGTCGAAGAACAGCAAAAGGAAAAGGAAACCCCGCGGGTAAACTTGTGGGTTCGCATGCATGGTCCTGGCCCTGTACACGAACAAACAAAACGTATGCATGGTCCGTGTGTTTTGTGTTTTGTGTGTGTTGTTGCGTTGTTCAACTTTGGTGTTGCCAAAACACATAAAAAGTAGCTGTACTAAAATTGAAGAAGCAAATCTTGTTTTTGTTGTTCTTTTCGTATTTTAACCGCTTCCGGCTCTTTGTCGTCGCTTTTTTCAACATCGGTGAACAACAATTCCAACGCCAACGAAGACGACAATTGTTTTAAAATATCCGAATTGCGTTCTTGCATCAATCCGAATTCAACGCGGGCTTGATTCAGTTCCATGTTTAACTGTTCTAATTCTTTGTACTTTTTCTCGACTTCGGCTTTCTTATTGTTAATCACCGATGACCAATACAAAAAGCCTTCCGACTTGAGTTTTGCTTTTAAATTGTCTCGTTTTTTGTCTGATTCGGATTGTAAGCACACGAGTTGCAATGTTACGGAGACCGGTGATCCCACTTTTATATACGTGTCTACCGGTTCCACCGTTGGTATATGGACTGTGAAGCGAGTATCAGAGATTGTGGTTCCGCTTGCTAATGAACTGCTGTTTTTGATTTCCTTATTTTCCTTTTTATCGTAACGTGGTGTTGGTGCTGGTACGGGGGCACCAAAGCCAAAGGAACCAAATTGACGGCCATGAGGATCCGATGCGGGTACTGCATGAAAACCAAAACCCGAGTCGAACCCAAATCCGCACGCTCCACCAAAACCCACTGCTTTTGCATTGTTTTCAACTTGGAACCCAGGATTGGCTTGCTTGGAAATTCGTTTGTAATGTTGCAATGTTAATGAAACAACGTTGTTCTTATTCACGGTTTTCAGTATGTCGGCGTTTACCCGTGGGTTTACCTTTGCATGTTCTACTTCCCACTGGCTTGGTGAATAGAAGACGAAAGCACGACCGCCGCCAATGTTTGCTGTTCTGTTGTCATAATAGATTTGCTCTTGATTCTTGTTAATCGTAACCGGTTCGTCTCCAACTTTGATCGATTCGATTGTAAAGGTATTCGAATCGGACGCGATAGATTCGATAATAATAGTATACTCTGCCTGTGTTGGAAGAACAAAAATTCCAACCCCTTGTTGAGAACGAACTCGAAAATTCGGATGCAGATAAAATGGAACACTCGTGTTGAGTGACGAACAAATTTTCACGCGAAATCCTTGATACTCCATACTTTTCAATGAATTATCCAAAGCAGAATCGCAAAAGATATCACGCCGTCCGGCAGAAACTGATGACGCCATAGGGAATCCGAACAAAGATTGACAATATGAACACCGCGTATCTTGACTCATGGTTTTCCCAAACGGAACACACCAAAACCCAGATTCAAAATAGGCATCGACGATCGTTGCACCAACACAATGGCGTGTTTGTGTGTAGGAAACGCAGTTCATTTCTGAAACACAAACAAAAACAAAAAAAATGTGTTTTAATCCGCCCGATCGCGCTGTTGTGTTGGTTCACTTAAATTGGACCCAAACGATTCGATGCTTGTTGTTGTGTTGGGAAATACCGGGATGCGAACGGATTGTGATGCACGCAAGATGGAATAGCGTTGATGTGTGTTGTCATATTTCTCGTGTTTCTTCTCTTTCTCATGTTTCTCATTCTTCAATGTGGGAATAACACAGCCCATTTTTCACAAAATGATAAGTGACAACCGAATAAAATACAAAGTCGAAAAAAAAGAGTAAAAGAGAGAAACAAAAACGAACGCAATGAATTTACTGTTTGCTCTGCTTGCGTTGACAGTGGCGAGTGCCGTGGTTTTGGTTTCGATGGCGGTGACAATGTTTTTCATTGGGCGTACGACACCGCAAACATTTGTAGGTCCAACTGGGGCACGGGGTGTCGATGGCTTGCCGGGATTGAATGGTGTAACGGGTGCGAGAGGGCCCACTGGTTCGAGCGCAACAACTGGACTCGCATCAACGGGGATTTTTGACCTCGAAATGCTCAACGTTTCACCTGGCACACATTTTGGAAATATTCCTGGACCGCCTACCACAACAGTTATCGTAACGGGAATGGGATTGTTGAATAGTACCACGGCACAGTACACGGTTGCTCAAGACGGCACATACACGGCTTCCATTTCCACATTAGAAGTGCAAACAATACCTAACGGTACAAGTGTTACGATTGCAATTCAAATCAATGGCGTCGATGTTGCATCCAACACCGCTTCCGGTGGGGCAACAGCGACTGTTTCTGGAATCGAATATTCTGCCCCACTAACTTCTGGTGATGTCATTTCATTTTTGGTAAGTCAAAACGGGACAACAGTGACTGTTCAATCCACAACCACCATGTTCATCGTTACAGGGCGAGTTTAAAAAAAGAGTTTTTTGTTTTTTTTCTCAAAGAAGTCAATCATGAACGAAAACAAGAAACTCAGTACACCCCACAACGATTACTTTCTGTCCAAGATCATAAAACACCTCATGAAAACGAGACAAACGACACAGCAAATCTTCGTTCGCAATCTGTCTTCACAAACCATTACTCTCGATGTCTCTCCAAAAGATTCAGTTCTTATCATCAAATGGCTTATTCTCAAACGCGAACGTATCTTACAAGTCTCTCAACAAAATTTGTGGTTTTCTGGCCGTCTATTAAACGACATCGAGAGTTTGGAAGAACAAGGCATCTCTGCAGAATCCACATTACAATTGTCCGCAAAGATGTGATGAAAACACTGACATCATTCCATTCGGTACTTGCCTTCATAAGCACCAAACGGCGTATAAGACCAAATCAGAGCCAATATTTCATTGGGAAGCCATAGTGGCTTTGGTGGCGCCGTTGGAACTCGCCCTTGTCGTTTGGCACGCTGTTTTGCCCGCTTTACAGATTGCTTGGATTTGCATTCGCGTGTCACTGCGTCGTTGAGAGCCGAGCGAAACCCTTCATAATACCGTATTTGATCATCCATTTTTTGTTCGTAAATCCTACATATTTGACTAAATCGTGGGCAATCCTGGAACTCACCACATATCATTTTTGATCGAATCGGTTTCGTCAACTTCGTAATGTCTGGTTGACATATAATCCATCGTTTTGATGCAATGCAAAAGAACGAAAACGACATAAGCAGCATGCCTTCACCATCGACGGTTGTTCGATCCAACAAATTCTCCGCGACACGGATCCAGTTCTTTTTTTTGTTGGTGTTATTGTAAGAACACACATTAAAAGCCTGTTTGAACCAGCGCGTCATAAACGTTTCCTTTGTAATTAAACTTGGCTCGTTCAACTGAAAATCAGACGCCTGGAGAAACAAACGTATCAGGCCTCGGCAGTCGAGCATCACATCTCCGCCGTACCGTCGTTCAAGGCCACTGAAAAGTGCATGATGCGGGAGATCCCATTGAAAGAGATCGACTTGCCCTGTAACCCATATAGGAGCTGGAATTGCAAGACGTGGATATGTAACATCATCCACATAGGGATCAAAGTCGAAGTGGTTGATACGACACATCCAGAGGAAGTGACTCACCACAGACGGCATCCTTTGCAAGAGGCGGGAAAATGGTGATATCCACAAGGTTTGCTTTACGTTTTGCATGTCATTGCGAAATGTGACAGGAGTCCGCATTTTCAAAACGTCGGCGAGACCGTGATGAAACAACGCATCCAAAGTGAGCCAACCGTGCAGGGAAGAGTGTCCTCCAGTAATCGCAAGGTTTTCAATATGGTGAACGATGCTTGAAATCCAAAGTATTCGCTCCGTTTTGTCTTCGGGTACAGACACAACGTATGGTGTGTGTTCAGAACGGGCCAAGAAGTACGCGATCATGGACCTATGAAATGGAGCGCTTCTGCACATCGGAGGAAAGGGAGGAAAGGTTCTTGAGAGAGCGATGCAAACTTGTTCATGCACCCCATCATTCGATTTTCGCCATGACATATAATCATGTTGTATCGGCGATAGTTTGAACCGATTGATCACCCCGAGTGGCGTGTCTTTGTTGTCGTCCATTGTTTTGGGGTTTTAGATTGTATTTGTTAAAACAGTTAAATTGTGTTGCAAATGTTCGGAAAAGAAGAGACCGAAGGCGAAAAACCCTTGCGGTCGAGGCGATCTCGAAGCAAAAGTCCAGAACCACAATCTCGTTCTACACTAAATTCTCCGGATGTTCGACAAGAGGCTACCAGAGTTGCAAGAACTGCTCGTATCCATGCTTTAATGGTCACTGGAATCACAAAAGTTACTACCGTCGCACAACTGACGGAATGGATGCCGGTTGTGAATGAAGAACTTCGTAACTTTAACGATTCTAAAATTGATGCCTGTAATCTCGAATGGCAGGGAATTTCCAGTGATATTGTTTCCACCTACGTGCATCCATTTCATGGATGGGGTCGTCTCTGTTACAAGCTTCACTTTCACCAGTTTGGTAGCCATGATCCAGACAACCTTAGCAGATACAACGACGTCAATGTAGACAATGTTTTAAGACAGTTGTTCAGGTGGCTCACAAAAGACAATTCGGGGTGGTATGCCCTCAAGATATATCCGGACATTATTTATCGCATTGCATTGGAAACTCGTTCAGGTATCGGCTTAGTATTGGATGAAATAACGCAATGGACGGAAGATCAAAAAGCGGTTCTTAACTTTGATTACAAAAACTCTGACGATAATTGCACAACAGCGTTGGCATTACTAATGTCCTGGCATTTTAGTGGAGACACATCATGGTTGGACAAGCATTGCGCAAAAGTGGTGAATTATATGTCTATCGACGCTCTTTTGCAAGGAAAAATAACCAAGTACGCGATCGATCAAAGCAATGATCGAAGATCATCGTCAATAGAGATGATCGGTTGTGATTTTTTAACATTCGCGTTTTATCAGAAGCGCGAGCTCACTGTAAAGGCTCTCATGGAAAAAGCGCCATCTCTATGCAGTCGAGCATCGCTGAAACACGTTTCGTTTGGAGAAACGCGAATGGTTACGCTTCTTTCGTATATGAAAGAAAGCATGTTGCAAGCAGAGATGAAAGCTCAACAAGATTTTTTCTTACGACCGCTGCAGATTTACAATGCTCTCATTTCGTTTGACGTTTGTGATAACCCGACTGTGCTTCTCCCCAGTTCTGTTGCTCAATTGTGCAGTGCGTATATTGGTCCTCTTGTCATCACGTGAACATCTTACTTATTGTTTTTTTCGTTCCCGACATACGTGCACAGAAAAAAGAAATGAACGATATGGATCGAATGGTGGACAGGATTATTAAAGACGTTCAACTTCTGTGCGAACCCATTTTTTTAAATCCAACAGCAAAAGCGTTGCATAAACGTTTTCCCACAATTAGTTGGTGGCGACCCCATTTCATCGACTCGAAAGAAGAACGTTTAAAACACAGCAAATATGTGATGTCCGCTCAGACGATCTACGGTGCAGCAAAACAATGGCTATTACAAAATAAAGCGTTATCCTCCGACGATCAAATCCGGCTCGTTCAATCGCTGCCTGTACGTAAATACCGCAAAGACGATGAATGGTTATGGACATGTGTATCTCATCACGTGTTTGCGTTGGAATATTATGAAGCTGTCAGTAACTAATTTTTGTTTCTTTTTGTTTGTTTCTTGTACTACAACGTTTGATAAAACTCGTTTACATGATGACAATGCGTCCTCAGTTTTGCAACGCATCCATGTTTTACGGAGTAAGGAGCAGCAACAAACAACGTTGAATTATGATCGGAAAACTGAGACAAATGGATTGCCATCGCACGGACATCATCATAATCTGCCAGTTTATCACCTTGGATTACGGACCAAAACAGCCGTACGTGCTTTGGGAATTTTCTGAATTGGAGCGCATTACTTCTCGGATTTACGTAATGACGAAAATAAAACCATGTCGTCAATGTGTAAAGTCCCGTCATGTAGCGCGATAAAGATCGTTCCAGATCAAGAGGTGGTGAATCTAAAACAGCTCCTTTCACAACGGACAAAGCGGGATCTTCGGCATATGCGGATAAAAAATGCAAAATGATTTTTGCTCCGCTGCACGAACCGTACAGAATTACTTTTTGAAGATTGGGCTGACGGCGCATCAAATATTGAAATACGTGATATAAAAGCGCTACATCTGCGGGCCCACCAAAATTAAAACGATTATCGTTGTCGTACGCGTTCCAATACGATATAATCAGCAAATTGTCATCACGGCCAAACGTTCCTTGACTTAAAAACTTCATCGCTTGAAGCGCCGGATCTTTCACGCAGGAGCCAAGTCCCGCACAGTACAGAATGGCAACTTTGTGTTGTCCAACGTTGGGTATTCCAGCTTGAACGGTGACGATCATATCGTTTGGAAGTCGAACGGTTCGTAATTTTAATGGTCGTTCTGTTCTTAATGCATGTTTAGCTTCATCAAAGTGTATTATGTCAACACCAGCGACATTTTTGCATTGAATGCTTGTGATTTGAAATTCGTTGTTGTTGTCAAACACAGCAGCCATTATTACTTACTTGTGTATTTGGTTTTTTTTCTTCAATAAAATACTCGTAATTGATTTAAACACTGCACAAATGGCGTGAGGACACCAAGTCCAAACATAAGGGCATTGTCAGATGTGTGATGTATTCCGTATGGAGGAAGCACTCGACTGATGACAGAGAATACGAACGCGACCGTCGCCAATGCTTGCGCAAAACCAATACAAACAGCACTAGTATATAAAATTTTGTCATTCTCACATAACCTTGATAGAGTAATTACGACTGCCACCAGCACTCCAAGGAGCCAAAACATAAACGGATGCATTTTTTGTGTTTGTTTTTTTTTTATTTTGTCATTTTTTGTGTAAAACAATGTCGTTCGTTGGCTTTCGAAAACTCTCCGATCGTGCCACTATCCCCAAAACAGCCAACTTCGGTGATGTGGGATATGACTTGAGTAGCGCCTATTCGTACACGGTAAAAGCTCACAAACGAGAGTTAATTAAAACGGATTTGCAGGTGTGTGTACCTTTTGGTACATATGGACGAATCGCCCCACGATCGGGATTGGCATGGAAATCGGCAATTGATGTTCTGGGTGGTGTAATCGATCCCGGTTATGAGGGAAATGTATGTGTGCTTCTTATCAATCACGGAGACACTGATTTTGAAATCAAATCCGGTGATCGAATTGCTCAACTGATCCTCGAGCAATGTAAGGTTGTTCCTGTTTATGAATTTCATTCCGATAAGAAAGAACCGATTACGAACGATCAAAAAGAGAACAAAATCAGCACGACAGACACGGCACGTGGCGACAAAGGATTTGGTTCAACGGGCGTTTCGTCTTGATCGTCTTAATGGACTTTTTGTTTCTTTTTTGCAGTCAAACGGGCAGGACGACGTTTCTTTTTGCTCGGAGTCCTGTTCTTCTCCTCTTTTTCCTCTTTCTTTTCTTTCTCTTCTTTCTTTTCAAGAACACGTTGTTTTCTCTTGATTCCAGACTTTACGATGGGCTCATGAATAACAACGTCCATATTGTAATAGTGCGCGCATAATTTTGCAATGTCTCTCGGAAACGATTTCGACAGTGTATCGTACACATATTGAACTTTAAGTTGTGGAAGGACAAGCACTTGATAATTCCGTTGTTGCTCAAGTTTAATACGCAATACCTTTGTTGACGCGATTTCATGAGCCTTCTTTCCGTTGCAATTCACAGCGTCGAAATCAATGTCTTCTCCTCTTTTGATCAATTCTTGCACAACCTCCGACTGTTTCATCGACAACGCAAGAAACATGATAGTGGGGGTGCATTCTTTTTGTCCTTTCGATTTTCGTTGACATGCACAGTTATGAACATTTAAAACGAAACGACATGCTTCTTGTATTAAGCGAATTGCATATTCTTTTTCCTCTTGGAGGATGGCCTGTCGAATGTTTTGCGACGCAAGACACACGTCTCTGTAGTGTTTAAAAAAGGGCGACGATGCATTATACCACAAACATTCTTCATAAAAACGAACGCAGGCTCCTTCATTTTTCGTTGTAGTTATTAACATTTGTTGCATCACACCATCCAATATCATTTGTTGATGCACATTGTCCGCATTTCGAAAACGTTTTTCTAAAAACATGATGTATTCTTTTGTGTGCCCCACAGATTCGATCAGAAACCTGTGTGGAAAAAGCAAAAATTCTAATTTATCATCATCAGGCAATGATGACCAAATGCAATGGCAAGATTCGTGGGAATCAATATCATTACTAACGTTATAGCACAAAAGACAGGAGCACGTGTAAAGAATCGGTTTTTCATGAGGTCGTGTACGACAGTCAGGAGTCACATTGAACCCACTTGCTTCCACTACTTCTAAAAAAGAATCATAACCACGATTGACAGCCTGTGCAACAACGTCATGTTTGTTACAACCGCACGCTAACAAGATTTTTAAATATGCCGGTACTGGTGTCGGCATATCGAGATATGCGATGAGCGGATTTTTAAGATCATCTGTCGATCCCGGGTAGTGTGGTCGTCGTTGATCTTCCCAACATGAACAATCTGGAATTTTAAACCTTCTGTGCATGCCTACACATTCATCAAGTCGTTCTTCCCACTCCACCAGAAATGCTCTGCAATCCTCCAGCCATTCGTCCCTCGATGGCCAATCATCCGTAAACAGAAACGACAAAATGTGCCGCTTGGAGAAGGCATATTCATCGTGATCGTTTTCCCATGGGTTTTCCCATGGGTTTTCTTTTGCTTCAACGAGCAAGTTCATGGCCGTTTGTGCGTCGTATAAAAAATTCTTTTTTTTTGCTCTCAAAAATGAGATAAGAAGACGCGAAACAAAATGCACATTTGTACGGTGGCCACGCATTCGGATCGGTATTTTCCAGTTTTAAAGGCAAGTTGCGAGCGTTTTCATGCGCAGCTCACCGTATTAGGATGGGGAGAAAAATGGCAGGGTTTCGCTTGGAAATTTGCAAAAATGCTTGAATATTTGAATTCGTTACCAGACGATGAGATTGTAATGTTTGTGGACGGATATGACGTTGTGTTATTACAAGCGCCATCGGTCATCGAAAAACGATTTCTTGCCTGCGGACATCCCATGGTTGTGGCAGAAGACGGGAGCCATCCGACGATGCTTGTGCGATATTTTATGGAAAAATGTTTTCATAAGGTGAATGAAACCTCCGTGAACACAGGCACATACATCGGATATTGTGGATATCTAAAACAATTTTTGCAAATGTTAAGTTGGTTTAGTAATGATTTTGCGGAAGGAGAAAACGATCAAGAAGTTGCCAGTCGCATCTGGAAACAATTTCCGGAAATGATTTCCATAGACAAACGTTACGACTTCTTCGTCACATTGTACGGTGGAAGCTCATTTTTACCAGACAATCAAATTTCATGGTCATATTGGCCACATATTCAAATGCCAGCCGATGACTTGACCGTATCGCTTTGCGATGGTACACAAGCGAGGCCGTGCGTTTTACACGGTCCGTGCAATACCAATCTAAATGATATTTTAATCAAATTAGGATATCAAATTCCAGACTCGGTAAAGCGCTACACAACACTTCATCATATCAAATATATGTTGAAAGCCTTTCATTCCTACACACCATTCATTATTTTGTGGCTTGTGTTATGGGTCATCGTAATTTTTAGCAGTATGTATTGTTCTTGGTCGTTTGCGAGATGGGCGAAGCAGCATTATCTTCAAAACGATGTTTTAAACAAAACAAACAAAACTCAAAACGAAAAAAACCAAACACAGCACGCTTTTTTTTAGATAATTTATTTCTTTTTGTTTATAGCAATGTCCGATACGGCTCGTTTCGTTTCGCTGTTACGCAAGGCACAAGCATGCACAACGTGTCAATCGTATCCAACGCACAAATCGACCCTTCCTTGCCTTTCAAAAACCGAGGATAAAGTGTGTATGTTTTGTTTGTTATCTGGCTGTTACAAGGACATGTCGGTATTGCGCGTTCCCGGGATATTTGATAAACCGAAATACTTTGAATACACACATTATCAAACTCGCGTCTACGACGAGAGGAGAAGCTGTAAATGGTGTTGGAAAGGACCGGGTGAATGCTTTGGACGGCAAGATGATGCATGTTACAATTGGGAGGAGAACTTCACAAACGAGTACGAAGGCAAAACGGGAGCCATGATGATGAAGTTGTTGTATACCATGCGGACCACGTTCTCCGCATTGGATAGTTTTGAACGAGGCGTGTTTCAATGCGTTCTTGAGTACTATATCGATTTTAATGATGAATGCAGAACCGATATGGGGGAATGTGGATGTTACGATCATCACATGCACCCGTTTTGTCAATTTCGTGTGTTTTTCTTACCAGAGACAACGTTAGAAGAACTTAAAGGCAATCGTGATGTTAAAATTGAGTATACATATCGTGTGACCAGTTTAAAAGATGAACAGCAACAAGAAAATGAAAATGGTCATTGTCATGACCAAACAGAAGAAACAGAAAAAAATAACACTGCGTAGCATCTCAAAATAAAATGATTGATTTTCGTGCTTTTGCGAAACGCATGGAAACCGATACTTGGGTACAAATTCCCCTTCTGTGTGCATCCATGCTGATTGCCGTGGTGTTGTGTGGTCTTCATTTGTATTGGGTCGCCTTGGCGTCGATGCTGGTTGTGGCGTGTGTTGTCTATATTATCATCTTTGCCGCCACTGAAGGCAAATGGTTGAAGTCGACGCACTATGCTTTGTTACCCTTTGACAAGAGAAAAGAGATTTTGAGACAAAGCATTCAATTCAGCGTCGTAACGAATACTAATGAGACGCATTGTGATGAAAACAAAACGTATACAACGATTGAAGACGTTATCAAGACGTGTGAACACAATTCGTTGTTGTCATGGACATGTTACTTTCGGCAAAACATGATGACCAAAAAAATTACCACGATGACAGAGATTGGCAACAAAGAACAGAACATTGATTATGCAAGCGGTTTGTTGGTCGTCTATTGCGGTGGATCCCTTCCGGTTGACAATCCTGCATTGTCTCTCATGAATCCGCAACGACGATTTACCCACGGGTTTTTTTCTGATTCATCTTCAACTTCTTTTTCTTCCTCTGCATCCAATCATTCGCGTCAAGAAGGTGTTCGATTGGGCTTATCGTTGGATCTGAATGTACCGCTTATATCGTTTGACTGGCCGACATCGTCATGGGATAGCATCAATTTTGGGCAGAAGGACGATTGCTGGATTTTGACGTACGCTATGAAAAGCATTCGCGCAGCTTTTCCCAACCGAAAAATTATTATGATTACATCTCAGTTGGGTGTGTGTCGAGTGTTGAATTGGTGGTCTCGGTCTGTGCACATTCGACGCGACGTGGAACATTCGATCGAACAAATTATGGTGTGCAACCCTATTTTTTCACATCAGCACTACATCAAAATGCAAGCGACGAGCGCCTCCGCAAAAGCGTGGTTGTTTAAAATTACACGATTGTTGTTACGCAATTATAAAGATGTCGATGAGAAACGGTACTCATTTGTCTTTCAAAAGAAAACGACAGAAAACAACAAAAAGACAAGAATGAAAGTTCCGATTTTGTATGTTGGCGTGGGAGGCGATCCCAACCGTGTTTCAGATCTTACGCTTTTAAAGGAACATTTTCACTATGTGAGTGATTTGTCGGTCGAATTTCTGTATGATTCGATGGATCCGCTGCTTCAAAGCCGTCGATTTCGTATGTATATGGCGAAGCGATGTTAATAATACTCGAGGAACAAAACACCCTGAAAAAGTGCAGGCAAGCGAATAAGCATATTGTGAAGACAATCGTGAACAACACTGGCATGAGAAAGTATGCGCCCACATCCAGTGCGAAGGAAAATCTGCGATGCAAACTCGTGACGAACGGATAAAATTTCGTTCGCAAAAACCAATCCCAGTTCATGTTATTGCCGGTGTTTGACGTTTCCGATTCGGACTGCACCACACACTGTGGGAAACAACAGTAACACATCCAATAATCACGTATCCACACATCCAAGTCTGTTTCTTCACCCTTGTAGTACTCTTTTGCCGCTTTTATATACCCATTCTCTGCCATCAGTGTGTTTCCTGACTCACTCAAAATCATCGCATGTGTCCATAACGAACGCGACTCAAAAATGGTGCATTTTCGAGTTGCCGGAATTCCGCGTCGTGTTAATTGTCCGAGTTTCAGCACATGCCATGGTTTGTGTTTGTGTAGCACAGCTTCTGAAAAATCGTCAAAAATGGTTTGCAACGACATCGGTTCAATGGGTAGAAACAAGGCATCATCTTCAAATCGCAAGTAGCGTTTATGTTGTGGCATCCTATATTGAGAAAAATAGTGTTTGGTGATAACAGAAATCAAATGATGTGTATTCCAGCAGCCAGCACGTCCAATGGATTGAATACTTTTTGTAGGTTGAGGTCGTTCGGTCCGAATGTAATGAACGAGGCGACAGAGTCCATATTCGTGAAACACGTTTGCTGATTCTTGCAATCGATCGTTCCGGTCCCGCAAACACATACACCAAACAATATCCACAAACCCGGACCAAATTCGCTCAAACTCTAACTTTTTGCGATTGTTTGTATTGATCTCATTTTTTTTGTCACATATGCACCCGGATTGAACCGGACATGAATGAATTTGTGTAAAGGAGTCGGATTTGGGAATGCAACTTTGCAAGTCCAAATCCGTAATGGACTGTTTAACTTGCATTTTTTTGTTTCTTTTCTAGGTAGTTACTTTAAAATAATACACGAATCACTTTTGGGTTGTTTTTGGAAATAAAAAAACCTCCGTTTTTTTTTGAATTCCCGCTGCAAAACGGTATCGGGTTCCGATGCAAACGCGCATCTTCATCTGCTCGTAACGCTTTCAAGATGGGATCTCTTTCTCTCCAATTCTTATCAAAGATGGGCGTCCTCTGGTATCCCTGTCCCCAATCATAAGCAATCGATCGAAGTCGAAAATCCTCTAATTTGGACCACTGTTTTTTTTGCAAGGCATTGTAGATATAGTCGCGTTGATTGTTTCTCAAATTGTCTTCTGTTTCCGCATTGGAATACACATTGATATCCCGGTTCAATTCTTTTAAGTCGGTTTCTTCTTTGTTAAAAGACATTTATCTATAAATATCCTTAATTTAACACATCCTCTACAGACAAAACACCGAAAAAGTAACACAAATATACGGGAAAAAAAAGCCCCCCATGTGGCTTGTGATTCTACAAACATGCAGTCGTCCAGATATGGAATCCGCAAAAGCATCATTGAAGCATCTACAACAGCACAAAAAATTTGAACCCGTTATGTTATTGTGCTTTGGCCCGTCCATGAAAGAATGCCCTTGTGTGATGCTGTTGTTAAAAACGCGAAGTGTATTGTTATGTATGCCTTGCTGCCAAGAGAAAGCATGCGATTCGAAAGATTTCCGAATCCGTTCGATTCGATCATGCGTTCGTTTTTTGTTACGTTTTTCTCAAAACAAAAACGTTCGTTTTGACACGATTTTATTCTGGGGTCATGGAAGTGGGTGGGTCTTGGGTACGTGGAAAAAACCCGATGATTTTTTATCGTTCACCGAATTGAACAAAGAACTGTTGGTTCCGTTTCGACCATCCGTTGTTGCGTTTGACGCATGCTTCATGGGAAGTTTCTCAACATTATTTGGTATTGATTCGTCTGTTCGGTACGTCATCGCCAGTCCTGGTTTACAGCCGTATTATTCGTTTTTGGATTGCAAAGCGTTTTTTCCCAAAAGAAACCAATCAAAGTTGAGTTTTGCGATTCGTTTAGCCAATGAATGGTTAACAAAGTCTATACATGCAACACATGATAAAGAACGATGTATGTTGGTGTTTGACGTACGATTTCTTCAAACCAGGGTCGCACCACTAATTAAAAAGCACTGGAGTTCAATGAAATTTGATAAACGAGCGCAAGTCCATCATGAAGAAGCTCGCATTTTTGATGTGTGGACCGCCTCCCGACACCTGCCTCACATTCAACGATTAATTCGAAAAGCTATTTTGAATGTTCCAGAACATAAATCAATTCCATGTTGGCGAGTACGCGGTGTGACCGTGGATTCCAAAGTCTTTAGAAAATGGGTGCATTTATACGATCAAAGTCGGTGGGCAAAATTTTTGGGAAGTGGACATAAAACGCATCATACGATTCCACGAAAAGACCCTACCTTAAAGCACGAGTACGAATACGGAAAGTGGCTGCCTCACAATTTGTCCGCACGAAAACGTAAATCGTGATAAAAAAGGGTTGCTGGGGAAACAGAAAGAAAGAAAGAAAAAAAAACACTACATGTCTTCCGTTTCGAACCGACTCTTTGCCTGCTCTTGTCTTTCTCGTTTTTTGCTGACTTTTGGTTTTGTTTGAATATTTGGCGTCAAATGATCCACGAGTTTAAGAATTCCGTCCAGTCCATTTTGACCAGACGATTGCATTTTACCAAAAATATTCTTAAAACGTTGCATACCAGAATCTTCCGCGCATCGATCAATGATACTATCCACCAGCTGACTATGACCTTTAAATGTCTTTGGGTCCACATTGTAGCCGATTTTAGCGTCTTCGAGCACTTCGTTAATAATATCCATCAAGTCACCAAAACCTTGGTTATTCATGTCATGATAGACAGTCGCCAATGTAACAATACGATGTGTGCGATTCCATATGTCTTGCTGAGTTTCGTCATTGAATGATTTGCACAGGAGTACGCAGTGAAGTGTTTTCATCATTTCATGGTCGTGCTGTTTTGCATCGGCAAACAAACTAATGTCGTGTGCTTTCAGTGCCGCATGGTGTTTGACGGCCCATTCTCCAAATGGTTTAATAATGGCAGTAGTGGAATTATCGTTTGTAAACAACTGTTTGATCTCCTGATATTTTTTCTCCAGCTGTGGAAAATACAAAACTGACTGACCCTGTTTGTTTTTAAACGTCTCTTTGCCACGAAATGCGACCAAATGTTCAAAAAATTCCAACAACCGGAAATTGAAATGCGCTTCAATTCGATAACGACTATTTTGGGTTGCTTTTTTGGCAATGGCCGTAGTTTTTGTTGTTACACTTTCGTCATTCTGTGGTAGTGCTTCAGGGGTCGTTGCCATGTGCTTGAAAATTTCTCGAATTTTTTTACGACGCTGATCCGTTTGTACCTTTTGTGTTGCAGAGGACACTGCTCGCAAACGAGGGTCTTGAGATGGATCTGATTCATCCGCGGCTGGTAAAATGTTAGAAAGCAAACCATCGAGCATGCGTTCAAATATGTCTTGTTGCTTTTCGGTAGGTTCAGCCGTTGGATTCGAATCACTTTCTTTCAACATTGTCGCAAAATCAGCTTTGAGTTGCTGATCATCTCCTGCTAACGGAATGAGTCGTTCCATCATTTGTCGCATTTGCTCTGTGGCTTTTTTCTGATTCGTTGCATGTTTGTTTTCTTTTTCTTCTTTTGTCTCTTTTGTTTCTTTTCTTTCGATTGAACCACTATCTTTACTTGGGTTCTTTTCGTTCGATGGTTTTGTTGATTGTTGTGTGACATCGAGTGACTTTTTTTTTTCATCAGCTGACACAATAGTCTTTGTTGATGGTGTCGAGAATGGTTTGCATGCGTGAATTTTATCCAACAATTTCAACAAATTTCCCATTTCTGTATGGATGGTCATGGCTGTGTCACCGGTTGTATCGGACGTCTTGGCCATGTGCCATAGGGCGCGTGGTTTGATGTCAAACATTGCTAAACCCAAAACGTCATCACAATTGAATAATTCATCTTGCGGAGATTTGTTTTCGATCAATGCGCGATGTTGATTGAAGAATGGCCACGCTTTATCCGCCGCGAGGGTGCTGAATTCACCCAGCTGCGACGTTAGCATGTACATGTCCTTAAATTTTGGAAAACTCGTTTCGAAATAATTTTTCAGATCCGAAATGAAATCGATTAAGCGAATGTTGAACCTCTTCACCAATTTGTTGTACTCATTGAATTTTGCTTGTGTCATCGTCTGATTGCTGTTTTTTTGTGTTTGTTCTCTTGCTTCCACGCTCTTATTTCTGTCTTGAAATTCTTAATTTCTGACTAGAAAAATCCTAACAATGAATAGCGTTCAAAAAAAAACGCACTTATGCCGATCCTAAGGGTTATAACTTACAAAAAAATAAGTAACAACACAGTTAAACAAGACAATGGCCAGCTCGGGGTCCGTGGCTGATTTGAAAGAGAGAAAAATCATTAACAACAACAACAACCTTCAAAATGATGCTCTTCTCCGTTATAAACGAGCCTGGAATGCTCATGTTCAGACCACATTAAACACACGTGACACGTGGTCGTTCTTAAGCAACTTCCTTGATGTTACAGAACAACAGGGAGAACTTGAAAAAGCTGAAGCCGGTCGACAATCTGAGATTAAGTCAACCGTTTGGCTCCAACAAGCCAAACGCATGTATGACGATGCCAAACGATACGCAATGTCGTGTGGCGGAGAAATTTTACTCCCGGATGTGAAACCCAATTATCGGCCTTTGGGCGCGTCCGTTCGACGCATTGTGAATCTGTTCTTGAGTTTTGATCCCGCCACGCAGAGTGATATATATCAGTCGGCAATGTTGTACGGCACCGCCGGATCTGGCAAAACCGTGACAGCGCAACTAATTGCATATGAAATTCGCGAGAAAATGGCGGATTTATATCTAAAACAAGCTCAAAGACTGAATTCTAATGGCCGTGTATCAAAGGATGCATGGGCAGCAAAAGCGAAAAGAGATTCTGCAAATCTTGTGAAAGTCTATTTTGTGGATGCTCTCGGATTACGCTCAAGTTCACCCAAGACATGGGCCTCAAAACTTCGAAATATTTTGTCTTGTGTTAACTTGAATACTCGTTTCGAACGTATTGAACTGTCTTTGAAAGCAGATGCACCGGATAATCGGGGCAATTACACACGACCCGCGGTCAAACCAATCTCCATTTTGATCTTGGACAATTTGGAAACACTGTTTATGAGTGCGGAGGAATTGAAAAAAACTCCGCGTCCAGGTCGTCAATCGCAACAAATTTCATCATTCCAATATCGAAGTCTGTCAAGCACGAACCGAACGGCAGGTTCTCTGTCAACAAGCACGAACCGAACGGCAGGTTCTCTGTCAACAAGCACGAACCGAACGGCAGGTTCTCTGTCAATAAGCACGAACCGAAACCGAAGAACTGCAGGATCGTTTTCTTCTGTTTATTCTTCTTCTTCTTCTTTGTTGACACACAATAAGCCAAAAACCCCTGCATTCAACACTCTCAAACAGGGTGTCAACACAAAATTCACGCCACCGACAAAGCCCCGACATGGAGGTGTTGTGTACGTTGAAGAAGTCGTCACATCTGGTGAGCGGCAGCAATTCGAGATGGAACGTAAGCAAGCGGAACAAGAAATAGATTCGTTATTCAATAAAAACAATCTTGAATCATTATTTCCAAACACTCGAATTTTGTTTACGGTGAGGTATTCATGGCATCTTCCAAAAGGGATTTTGAGTTCGCTTCAAAGCGAACATCAACAAATTTTTATTGATTTGCCTACACAATCGATGAGAGAATTTTACGTGAAATCGCGGTTCAAAGCACTCATTGCCGACAATTTGTTTAATTTGTTGAAAATGGTTCAACAGCTCAACACAGAGATGCAAAACCAACAGGGAGCCGAAGAAAAGCGCGCAATCTTTAATTATCTATTGCAACAATTTCCACAAGCGCCGTTCTGGTCTGAATCAAAATCCGACGATGAAAGAAAAAACATCTTGGATCGTCAAAAAGATGCTCTGACTAACGCCAATTTTGAATTTTTCATACAAAAGCAATCATTACTCGATTTCGAAAAGGAACTTGTCTACCGACTCATGTACTTGCCCAGCGAGACACAAAACCCTTCATCGTTTGTGTTAGCGAGATCCGACGCGCGGAATTTAATAATATTGGAGCAATTTCAGTTGACCTCTGGAGCCGATCTTTTGTTGTGGTTGGAAGCCACAGCAGCGTCAAAATTTCCGTATGTCTATCGAAGCTGGATTGCTTTGTTTGAACAATACAATGCTATTATTAATCGAATCGTTCACCAAACCGGAATGTCATCTGAGGGCGAATGTCGGCTGCGAGCGTTTATGGAAAATGAAAAGCAATATGACGCGTATCGGAAGATTACGGGACGGGACACTGAACCACTGTTAGCGGGTTGTACGTGGTTCGGTTTTAATTTGGAAGAATTGCAAAAGCTCTTTACCGCACTTAAAGAAGCAACAAATCGACGCGTTCTCAAAACAGAGATCGATGCTCTCAATGCATACGTAGTGGGGGCGAACGATGCGTTTGCGTCTGCTCGCTGCAGATTAAATAAAGACATTGATCTTTCGCTGTCTTTAAAAGATCAAAAGACACTATCCAAATCAATTAATTGTACTTTATCACTGAATCGTGATTTTCGTGATGCGATCACGGATTACCCAGTTTTTTCGATTTGGGCTCAATTTGGTTCCCATTTGATGACCGATAACGACGTTGACGCTGTTTTTGCCAATCCGTCGGACTTAAATCAAAGCATGATTAATAAAGACGAATACGCCTACATTGTACGGGCAATGGTTTCCGGTTCCACAAGTCCCGTCAGTGAACGCGAGATCAACGACAATATGAAGATGTGCAAATCGCAGAAAAGCGAAGTTGATCAATTTTTACAACGAGATTCGATTCAAGACGACCAGGCTCTTGTTGTTCCCGCATTCTTAAAAACGTCTGGACTTCGTGATGTGGAATTGGTGAAATCGAGTAAATTAAAACGAAAATCGAGCCGCAAGAAACGAGGTGGTGATCAACAGGCATCGTCTTCTTCTTTTTCTTCATCTTCTTCTTCTTCTTCTTCTTCATCGTCATCAAACAATACAAAAAACAACACCAAAAACAAAACTTCGACTCGCAAACGAACGGCTGGTCGCTCACAACAGATAAAATCTAAACTCAACAAAATGGCAGGAAAACATGATTTTGTGGTCCGCGAACTCGTGGAGCGGTCGAAATCCAAAACCAAATCGAAAACGGCGGGAAAAGTAAAATTTCAATCAGAAAAGGATCAACGACAACAACAACAACAACAACAACATCGGTTTGTCTAAAGCAAACAACGGCGTCGTTTCCGTTTCGACGAAGCCAATGTCATATCTTTTTCATTTAATGAGATAGGACCTGTTTTGGGATGGTTGGGTTTCGGATCTTTCGGATCGTTATCCTCTTTGCTCATTATCGAGTCTTTGTTGTTGTTGTTGGTTGTTGCGATGGCATTAACATTGTTCACGGAAACCATTCGAACGTCTTTTTGTTCTTTGTTCTCTTTTTTTTCTTCCAAATTGATGAGCTGATTGGTTTCATGATTCAATTGTGCTGGCGATTTTTCAAATTGAGATACTTGCAAATCCGAACTCAAATGTTTTCGCCGATTGTTAACGTGTCGGTGTCGATACTTGTTGATATATTTACTCAGACCTTCTGCGCACGTTTTAATAGTTTCAGGAAATAATCGTCGAATATCCTCATCCATCGATTTGTAAAACACGTACGGTAGGACAGGGTTTCTGTTTTGTTGCTGCATACCCGTTTTCGATACATCCGTACCGCACGGTAAATAATACGAAAGATACTCTCCATCAGAGTTTGGATATGTTGCAATTGCTGGCACAAGACGATCAATCAATTGAATCAGTGATAGTAATGGTTCTCTAAGCGCCTTACGAGTTGTCTCGATCTCTTCCAGTTGTTTGTGCAAACGAGACCCTTCTTTTGGAGTGTCCTTGGCTTTAGGCGTGGTCTCTTTGCGTTTTGTGTAAGTTCGTTTGGGCGCAGTTTGGTGTTGATGATAATCTGTTTTTTCGGAATGCATCAACGGACCGTATTCTGCTTCCCAGCTCGAAGTTAACGCATGCGCGTTACGAATTTGATTTTGCAAAAAAAAATGAGGATTTGTATGTTGTTGTTGTTGTTGTTGTTGTAGTGGCGGTGATTGAATCGATTGATCGGTTGCTGGGTTGAACGTGGGGATTCCATATGATGATTGTTGGTGAGCGGGGAGTTGATGTGATTGGAGTGGTAAGAAATGAGAATACGCATTGTGTTGATGTAGAAACGCTTCATTTTGTCGATCCAACGAGATGGGGGGATATGCCGACGTCGGAGATAATGACGACACCAGATGCGCCACACTATTAACAGTACTTGCTAATGATCCAGGATGCTGCTGTGTGGAAGAATCCAATGCGTGATCATAATGTGTCCACTGTGTTGATTGCCCATCCGACTCGTTCATCTCGATCTCACGAACAAACACGTGTCTCCGTTCCGAATTTTTTTCGTCAAACAAGAAAAAAGAAAACAAGTTGCTCGTCGATACAAAAAATTATTTGTTTAACGTACAAAAATGTAATAAATAATACGTCCTGTTCAGAGGCTTTTTTTTCTTAATCACTTTTTTCTGTGTCAGTAAAACCATGCAAATACGAAGCACGCTTGAGAGGAAAGATCACAAAAACGGGTTGTTTCAAAAAGAATCCAAAGAAAACAAAACTTGTGAGTTTTCGAGTCAAACATTAAACGCATGGACACATCTAGACAAATTATGGAATCACCAACAGAAGCAGAAAATGCGCGAACTGCGCCTTGCGCAACATCGTCAGGATGAAAAAAAAAGGGAACAAGTAAACGTTCATCGACAACTTTTAAATCAAATGTTTTCTTTCGTGGCGGGACCTGAATTATTGGGTGGTCCGGATCTCGG